AATTATGGCGTTAAGCCAATCCGGGGCCGGGGAGCTGTCGGAAGGAATGGAAGGAACGCCGCCGGGGTAAAACTCCACCGTTGCGAAGTCTATTACCACGTTCCGGCGTTCGTCGGTCGTTACGTTGGTAATTACCGCCGCCTTTTCGGTGGATCCGGCGTGGTGCTGTTGCTCGGTCGTCGCCGTAAGCTGCGCTTCGGCTGCTGTGTTGGTCGCTACCGTCTTCCGGCTCGTCGAACAGGCGGAAGCAAGCAACGCAAGAACGACTATAAGAATTTGGGCTACTCGGTTCATACGTCGGGGAAGGTTACGGTTTTTTCGGGTATGCTGTTGTAGGTAAGGCTTCCGTACTTGATACGGTTAAGCCTTTTAAGCCAGCCGTTCCTAAATCTCCTTTGGGAAGGGTTGGCGGCTACTATGCCTTCAATGAAGGCGACGCGGGCGGCCTTAATCTTGTCGAACAGGGCGCGGGGGTTCTGCGCGTTGATGGCGGCTAAGGTCTTGTCGCCTACAATTCCGTCCACCTTCACGCCGAGAAGTTTCTGAACTTTCGTAATTCCGTGCTTGCCGGACGCCCATACCCAATCGACGACAATGTTAGCGACTGACTGCGACGCTATGCGGTCGGCTTTCCACCGGTTCCAATAGTGCGGACGCATTACGCGCTCTACCGCGTCGTTGTCGCTTATCTTCTTGAGGTCGTCTACGTCGATATCGCCGTCGCCGTCCTTGTCGTAGCCTACTTGTCGCCATGTGGCAATGGTTACGCCTTTGTTTGTTGCCCCGCCCCGGTCGTGGGGGTCGTTCACATAGCCGCCTTCGTGCGACAAAATGAACGGGGCTAAAATTCCTAAATTTGCCATGTGTTAATGGTTAGTTGTTGGTTTATTCTTCTATCTCGGTTTCTGCTGTCGACTTGGTGCCGGGTTTGTCGGGTATGTCTTCGAGCGCGTCGTCTATCTCCTTGCGCCCTATCAACTTGAAGAAGTTGAAGCGTTTCTTTATGCCCTTATACTCAAAATAATTATTAAGGCAGCTTGATATCTCAATGCCGTAAATTATTAAAAGTAAGGCCATCGAAACGACGGGAATACCTAAGACGACGCCGACGGAACGCCCGCAAAGTCCGGCTAATGTTACCCAGCAGAAGTAGTCGGCCATTTTGTTAATGGTTCGCCGCCACGCTGTCGAACCTCGTATTTCCTCGCCCCGCTTGGCCGCCTTCTTAATGCCGAAACGAAGGTCGGCAATAATAAGGGCGAGGCCGAATAGAAGCCACGGGGTAAGGCTGTCGTAGAAGTCCGCCAACGCTCCGCCTATCGACGCAAGAAGGTGGCTAAAATAGTCTTCTGTCATTGTTGCTTTTGCGGGTTGGGTTAGTCGTTGCCGCCGAGGTCTGCCTTAACCATAGCCTTGATTTCGGCTACTCTTTGAAGGTGTGCGGTATAGGCGGCTTCGGCCTTCTCTGCTTCGTCGTCGTCAAGAAGTCCGGCGCGGGCGGCGTTGTAGTCGTTAATCAGTCCGAACTCTTCCGTTTCGGAAACTTCGGCGCGAATGACGGCGCGGGTTATGTCCTTGTAATTGGGCGTTCCCCACAGCTGCACCGTGTCGCAGTCGTAGGTCGTGCGGGTCTGCGGCGTGGTGTCTGCCACGTCCACGCCTTCGGCGTCGTCTGCGGCGGCCTGGGGTTCCACATCCTCGACGCGCTCCACGATGTTGTAGTTGTAGTAGTACGCGCCGTTACCGAGTGGCTGAATAGCCAACGGTCTAACGTCTGAATTTGATTTCATACGGGCTTATTTTATTAAGTTTGTTAATAAGGTATTGGCTATCGCTGTATTTTAGCCAACCCCACCACGGCGCAATAGCCTGTAAGAAGTCTTCCCGTGATATAGGGTGCTTGGCTTTCCTCAACTTGGCAATTTTCCGGCAAAGGCTTCGCTTTATTCCCTTCCTTATCCGTGTTTCGTTCAGGTAAAAGACGAAGCCTAAAAAGTCAATGCCCCGGCCGTGCTTGTCGCTGCTGTCTAAGGCTACCGGGAAAATTTGCTTATTCCGCTTTACTTCTATCCGTAGTTTTACGTTAGTGTAGTCTTCGATGTCCGCTAACAAACGGTGCAAAAACTCTTTGTCGTTGGAAAGTATGCCAAAATCGTCGGCGTAATTTATAAGCCACTTAACGCCCTTCTTCTCCTTCAAGTAATGACAAAGGGGCGTAATATATAGGTTCGATAAGTAGGGGCTTATAGGACTACCCAACATAACGCCTTTCTCGCTGTCTATAATGGCGTCCAAAACGCGCAGGATCCGTTTGTCCTTTATGCTCCTTCGGACGATGCCTTTTAGAACGTCGTGCTTTATTGTCGGGTAGAACTTTCGTATATCAAGTTTAAGGCAATACACCGGGCCGCCTTTGCGGGCTTCCTGTATGTAACGGCGCATCTTAAACGCCGCCGGAAGTTGCCCGCGTCCTCTTATGCCGCAGTAACTATCGGAAATAAATACCTTATCCCAAATCGGGCGAAGGGTCAAAAGCAGGGCGCGGTGTATTATCTTATCGGGAAATTCGGGAACTATGGTAAGAAGCCGTTCCTTCCCGTCATTGATTGTTACGTTGTAAGTTGGCGACGGTTGGAACTCGTCGCGTTCAAGCAAAGAACAAATTACGCCCGTGTTTTCGGGCTTGTATTTGTCCGACATCCGGGCGGCGCGGTCTATATTGTCCGCGCTGCTGAACTCTCCGTATAGGTTGCCGTGTCGTTTCACTTCTTTGCTTTGCTGATTACTTGGCGTTCTTCGGCGGAAGCCTACCAAAAGCCATTAATAATTACTATTTTTCGCCGTGGGGCGGGGTCTTTGCCATTCTAAGTATGTTGCCCTTATTTCTAAGGTTATCAGTAATTCCGGGAGCCGATGTTCGCATTCGTATTCGAAGCCGCGTTGTTCGTATTCGCGTTCGCAAGCCCGGCATTCGCGCCGTTGTTCGCGTTCCCGCCGAACAAAACGCCCGTAGGCAAACAACCCAATTCGTTTTATTCAAAGTAGTAGCGCGTTCCCGAAGCTCGCATAGTTACTTTTCGCGGGAAGGCGTTACGCTTCTTAATCTCACGAAGGACGTACTTTATTTCGGTCGAATTGGTAAAGAACTTTTCCTCCTGGCCCGGCTTGTCGGGGCTATTGTCCGGGTGCTTTATCTTCACTAAGAAGCGTTCCGCCCCGAACTTCGTCTTAACTCCGTCGATGAAGTCAAGAACGTAGAAGGAAAGGTTAATTAACTTCTGCTGCGTCGTTTCGTGGCAGTTGAAGTGCTTGTTATTTTCGTCCTGCGGAATATTCAAGAAGGCGAGCGTTCCGTCGTCCTGTGTGGGGTTTGTTTCGTTGCTCATTTTATTGGTCTGATATTGACCCCAACCGCCGAATAGACGGGGCGCGGCGGTTGGGGCGTGTTAACGGGTTTTCGTTGTCGTAAGGGGTTCGGGTTACGCTGCGGGTATAAAGCAAAGCCGGGAGCCGAAGTTCGCATACGTATACGAAGCCGCGTAGTACGTATTCGCGTTCGCAAGCCCGGCAGCCGCGCCGTTGCTCGCGTTCCCGCCGAACAAAACGCCGCGCATTGCTGTGCCGGACGTCGGTATATTGGTATAGAAGTAGTCCGCGAAGTAGGTAGTAGAACCGCCGCCCACCTCTACGGGCATATTCTCGCCGTACTCGCCCGCCATGATGCGCTTAACGTAGCCTTCCGAACGGGGTAAGTTGCCCCGGTAGTCGTAGTCGTTGTAGCTGCTGTCTTGGAACTTCGCCGGGTCGTTGCAAACGTAGAACTTCGACAGGCCGCCGTCGGCTTCGCTCTGTATCTCACACTTACAGCCGTCCGTCCAACTCCAAATGTGGCCGAAGGGGTTTTCTATTCCTCGGTAACTCGGAACGTGGGCGGTGTAGGTAATGCCCGCGCCGTTGTTTATGGTATAATAGACGACGCCGGAAGCGTTACCGAGCGAATTGGTAGTACCGCAGGGAATGAACGGGTAATAGCCGTTATAGGTGTTCCAATTCCCGGATGAAATTTCCGTAACGCCGGGGCCGAGGCCGCCCTGCTTGTAGCCGTTGGCGTCCGGCTGTGCGTCAAATGCGGCCTGGCAGTTAAGGTTGGCGTACTCTATGACGAAAAGCCAATAGGTTGCCAACTGCGCGGCGTATAGGTCGCAGTTCCAACCTTTGCCGTTTAGTCCGGCTGTGCCACGGTTTCGGGCGTAGTTGCGGAAATTGGTAAGGGAAATTTGTGTAGCCGGAAGTCCGAGGAAAGTTCTATATGTGCCGTCGTAAGAAGCGTTATTGTTGCCCCCTCGGAAAGCGGCGGTAGTGTTGACTACCGAAGCCAATTTAGGCGTAGCCGCTACGGTGCGGTCTACGGTTGCTTCGTATGCACTGCGGTACATGAGGGGTACTTGGTGGAAGCCGGGCAGTGGGTACTCGGAAATAAGGGCTACGATGTCGTGTCCGTCGAACTCAAACTTTCGGTAGTGCTTCGGGATTTCTACCATTACTTGACCGTCCGCTCCTGTAAGGTTTGCGGCTGCTCCGTTGTCGCGCTTGGTGCTGTCGGTCGGGTGTAGGTAGTAAGCTACCGTTCCGTTGTCGCGTAGAACACAGCGGCGCATCCTTGACTGAATAGGTAGCGAAGTATGAAGTTCCGGGCGGCCGATACGCTCCAACGTAGTAGCTGCTACGGTCTGCTTTATCCTTACACCATAATAGTAGTCGTAAGGGAATTTCGGCGTTGTGTCGCCTATGCCTATTATTAAACCCATAATTATAAGGTTGTTTTAATAGCCCCAAATAAGGGCGGTTGTTTGACTTGTTTTCTTTATCTCTCTGACGATTTCCGGGTTCCACCCGGTTGTAAAGCGCGTGGCTATAAACTCGCCTTCGGGCATCCCCCAAAGGTTGACTTCAAGCACTACGGCCGCTTCTCCGTCGTTCTTGACGCAAAAAGGTGTATCAAGTCGGAAGTTCCCGGCGGAAAAATCCACCGGGCCTATTACCGATACTTGTGCGCTTACTACGTCGCCGTTCCTGTTTGTCATGTCGTATAAAAATTTGTTGGTGCAAAGTTACTTTATATGCGTCTTAAAATGATACGTCGCTAAATATCCGTGAAGTGTTTATAGGCTTTGCCGTGAATGAAGCCAATAAAACACTATTTAGCGGTGTACCGGGTCGTGCTGTTTAGGTGCGGAAGTTCAGGCAATAGGCGTTATATTGGCTTCCGTCGTAGACTAAAAGATATTCGCAAATATCCCCGGCGGCCATATTCGCTTTGCCGCTTTCGTAGCCGCCGTTATTGTTACGTCGGTATGGGTATTGGTCGGTGTCCATCACATTTTTATTATTGCTCTTTACGAATGTGTTGCGCCCACAAATGTAGCCTGTTTGGGTACTATTGGGGTCCACTACCATAGTGAAGCGGACGGCAAAAGAGTCCGTAGTGCCGATTCCTAAAATCTCCCTTATTGTGCTTCTTGTCGGTAGTCCTATTCCGCTGTTGCTGTAAAGGAACTTTGCGACGATTCGCAGGGGTGTGGGTTTGGTTAGGTCGCCCGGAATGTGGCAAGTATTTACCGACGGCGTTATTTTGGCTATTCCGTAGCTTTCCATAACCGTGTCCGTTATTATGTTGCCTTTGGCTGATAACGCTATGTTGGTTAAACCGCCGGAAACATTCAAAAGAAGCCCATAGTTTGTTCCGTATGGGTTTGGCGTGGAATTGGTAAAACGTCCTAATCCCACCATACCCAATGATAAAGGCAACACGTTTGTACCTATCGAAGCCCAGCAATGGGAATTGGCAAATTTTATGAAGTCGCCGTATAATGACAATCCGTTGCCTGTTGACGATGTGCCGCTTGCTGCTGTGCCTATTCGTCCGCTTCCTATCTCAAAGCCGCCAATAGTGCCGGAATTGGCGTAAATCGTTCCCGAAATAGTAGCTTTCGTAGCGTAAAAACTGCCGTCTTGAAGTACGCGGTACGGTGCGGTAAAGCGGTTAGCCTTGCTTGCGCCGGCCCAAATGCGTACTTTTCTTTCCTCGGTTTCGTTGGCGGCTTCGTTCTCGCCGCCTGTTACTCCGGCTACAATGCTTTGCGAATTTTTATTAGCAAGCTGCACCGTTCCGGCTGTAATGATTCCTTTGTCGATGGTTACTTGGGTATTGTCGTAAAACGTGGCTTCCGCCCAATCGTTAGAATTGAAGCCGGAAGCGCGGGCCGTAATACATCGGTAAAGGTCTTTACGCGCTACCCCGGTGCTATCCGTCCATGCTCTTAGCCAAAGGTCGCCAATGTCGTAAGGCCCGGAAGGTGTTTTTACAAATACCTGTCTTTTCCTGTCGGCTGTGTCCTGTGCATGGCTTGCCGCTTCGTGTGCGTCGATTGCCTTTTGGTCTTCTATTTGGCTCCAAAATCCGCTATCTAAGACGCTACTATAAACGTATCGCCAAAGCGTTTTAGCCGCTGTGTTATACCATAAATCCTTGTTGTGCCTTGCTCTTTCGGCGGCGGTCGTCCAACTTGCAGCCGGGTCGGTGGTTTGGTACCAACATTCTATTTTGCCATCTATTTGGTCGGTAAGGTCGCCCACGGTGTCGGCGTAGCTTCCGTTAATGAAGTTTGTTAACGCGCTGTCGTCGGTATATTTTGATGCGCGTTCCCAATCGGAAGCGGTATAAGCCCCCGTAAGACGTTCTTTTATGCAGCGTAGAATATGCCCGGTGCTACCCTGTACCCACAAATCGCCGACGTGATAAGGGGTGTAAGGTGTGGAAACGAAAATTTTAGCCTTGTCGTTCGCTGCGTCGAGCGCGTCCTGTGCCAACGCTAACGCTTGGGCTAACTCGGTGTCTTCAAGTTCTTGCCAAAAGTAATAATCTTTCGTTGAAAGAGCCGCGCCGGGCTTCGGTCTTACCTTGCCTTTGATATATCGCCAAACCTTGCCGGACGTGGTGTTATAGTAAAGGTCGCCGAGGTGCTTTTCCTTCTCGTTGTTATTCCCGGCTGCTTTGTCTGCGTCCGCCCATTCCTTCGCGGGTTCGTTGGCTTCGGCTAACGGCGCGGTACTCAACGGCGAAGGATCCACTTCGTAAAACCATTGTTCTATAACTCCATCTAACTGCCCTTGAAGGTCGCCCAATATGCCGGGCAGGGTGTTGTTGATGTAGTCTTTTAGTTCGTCGGTCTTCTCCTGCACGTCCGTAAGGTCGTGGTAGTTGCCGTCCGTGCCGACGAAGCGGATAACGCCGCCTATCTCGTCGTTATCCAAATCGAAGTAGCACTTACCGCCGCCGCTGCTCTCTATTCGCCCGGTACGAAGGAAACGCCCGTTTATAGTCGTGCTTCCGTAGGTAAGGCTTACCAATCGTCCGGGATTCTTGCCCCCGGCGTCGGTTACGACGCTGTTAAGAACTCCTATAAGGAAGTTGTAATACCCGGCTTCCTGTTCCACCTTTATAGCCTGCGTGGAAAGGATAATATGTCCGCCCGCGCCCGTGGTGGAACATTTGGCATAAATGAAGTAGGCTACCGACGGGCTAAGGTTGGTATATGTCGCCGCCGCTAATACCCACGTCCGTATAGTTTCTTCTATGGCGTAATGAACGAGTCGCCCGCTTGAAACATATAGCGCGTTCGGGTTCTTGTTGTAGTTCGGTTGGAACGTAATGTTTTGGAGCGTGAATTGGGTAGACTTCGCGCCAACGCTCAACATCTGCGTTTCAATCGAAAGAGGCTTTATTTTCTCGCTGTAATAGTCGCCTTCCGGGTCAAAAACCATATTTAGCAGTTCTTGGGTCGCAAGCCAACGGCGGCGGGCCTTCGCGGGGTCTGCTAACTTGTTTATGGTTATAACTTCGTTGATGTCCTCTATATCGTTAATGACGCGGACGGTAGTAGATTTCGTTACGGTGTCGCTTAGGGTAATGTCGTAGGAGTGCCGCTTCAATAGGTTGCGTTCTATCCTAACTATTCGTACCGCCTTGCTTACGCCGATGTCCTCGTCCTCGACGTTAATATAGTCGCCGACGTGCAAAATCTCGGTTTCCACCTCGCGCCCGAACATCGCGGTAAAGAAGTCTTCCGCTATGGTAAGTTTATAACTTACTTGTGGCTGGGTCATAGCCGGGAAGTCCTTGTTTGCCGCTTCTAAAAGTTTGTTTTGGGCGGCGGTTATATAACTTTGGGGCAGTTGTATCTCGGTAATAATATACTCGTCGTTAACGCTAATTTGGAAGGCTCCGGCCGTAGCGGACGGGAATACCATACCGTTTTCGTCCGTGAAGCGTTTAAGTACGAAGGTTCGGGTAGCATGGTCGTAGGAGTGTATGTCAAATTCGTAGCCCGCCAACTGCCCGGTTTGGAACTTGACTTTTGCGGCTACGTCGCCCAATAGGTAAAGGGTGCTTCCGTCGGATCCTTTGGCGTTAAGGTCGAACATGGCGTTATCTCCCTGCGTGGTGTCCGAAAAGGTTATTTCGTCCGCGCCGAGGGCTGTTACCTTGCCGACGCGCTCTGGCTTAATGTCGTATAACTTTTCGTTTTCCTTCGTGCCGTACTTTGCTTTCGCGGTGGCGTCCTCTAAGTATGAAGTAAGGCGGTCGGTGTCGGGAAGGCACAGGCGCGTATGTCCGTAGTTACGTCCGAGGTTATCCTGGCCCCCGTAGACAAAAAGGCGCGTAGTTATCCCGGCGTTGTTGACGTTGGTGCGTTTAAGGTTGTAAAGCCCTTTACCCCGCCCGTAACGAAGTGTAAACGGGTGGGTAATTCCGGCCTTCTCCTTAATGTTGATAGTATTGAAGCCGTCGCCGGGTGTTATCTCAAATTCTACGCCCCATTCGCTACAAATGTCTTGAAGGACTTGTAGGCAGTTCCGGCTTGCCGTATTTATGTTTTTGTAGGCTGTCGCTCCTGTCGCCGGGCAGTCGCCTAAATGCCACTTATTCGGCTGTACGCGGTTGGCGTTCCATACTAATACGGTCAAATGTCCGCGTAGGTCGCTGTAATAGGTGTCGCCGTAGGCGTCCGGGGGCAGCTTATATTGTGCGTCTATTAAATCGTACTGCAAGCCTTCAAACGTGATGTCGTACTCAAACCGCCGTTGCCCGTTTTTCGTGGGCTGCGGCAGTTGGTTCGCCTTGTATGTGCGTCCGTAGACTTCTATACGGTCGCCTATGCCGACGGGAAGGGGTACGGCTGACGAAACGCCAATAGTTACCGCGTCGTCGGAAAGTAAGGCGGTTTTTTGGGTCGCCTTACTGATTCCGCTGACGTTCTTACGGCTGAAAAGCGGCGTTTCGCTTCCGTCCGCGTGGTGGATTATAATCTGTTCCATACGATGATGCCGTTGGTGGAAAAGTCGGTTATTTCCTCGACTACTCCGGCGACAATGACGTAGTAAACGCCGTTTTCGGCGTAGGTGTGTTTTAACGTCTTAGTCCCGGTATAGTCGCCGTAGAGGTCTTCGCTAACGGTTCCGTCGCCCCAATAAACCGTAACTACTTTGTCAGTCTTCAGGGCTATGGTAACTTCGCGGCTCGCCTCGTTGATTCGTTGGTGGCGAACTACGCGCTTCACGGGGTCGGGTTCGCGTAGTTTAAGGCTAAATGTGCCTATCATCTTGTCGTCGTGCCAACGCTTCGACGGGGCCACGCCGTCGGAAGCGTAGACTTCGTAAAGTAGCGGCTTCGTCGGGTGGATGCTTATCATAAGGCGGGCGGTTCCGTCGGCTTGTAGAAGTTCGTAAAGTCGGTTCATTCGCTCCACGAAGTCTATTTTACCCGAAGCCTTGCACCAACAATTAAGCGTTATTTCGCGTTCCTCATAACGTTTGTTCTTGAGGTCTACTACTTTGCCGTGGTAGTCGGGCCAATCAATCGACGCCGCCATTTTTAATTTTGGTTGGTCTATGACACCCGTAGAGCTTTCCACCCTTATACCGAGGTCGCGGAAGTTGCTCCCGCTAAGGTAGTATTCAAGTTGCGAAACATAGTTAAGGCTTTCGGCTATATCGTTGTCCGAAAGGGCGACGTTATAAACCTTAACTTCGTCGAGGTCGGCGTAGGCGTATTCGGTGCCGTAGACGTCTTGAAGCAGTGCTATTCCTGTAAGTGCCCCCGGTAGGGTTATACTTCCTATTTGCTGCGTATCAAGAAACAGGGTAACGATATTTCCCAATTTTCTAACGCATAGGTAATACCAACCTTCCGGCGCAACCTCTATCCACATTTCGCGGCTTCCGTCTAATTGCGCGGTATTACAGAACAATCCGATTCGGCGTGCTGTTGTTCCGTCGGCGTATGTATTGGGTCTTATCCACGCCAAAATAGTGAAGGCCCCGGTTAATGGGATTATATCGGCCGGAATTTCCGCGTAGCCTTCGCCGGGGAAGCGTATGCAGTTGCCCTGTTTGCCCGCCACGAAAGGACAGCCCGTTATTTCGGCGTCGTGGCGGTTAGCCGCGAAGTCGTAGGCTACGGTAGAACCGTCCGCTTCGTCGAAGGGAAGGTTTAATATTAAGTTCTGTTCTAATGCCATATTACTTTCGTTTGTCGGTTGTTTTTATGGTCGCTTGCTCCGTGGCCTGGGTTCTGCACTCTCCGCCGTGAAGGATGACGCTTACCCGTGCGTTGTCGCTTGCTATTACTTCTACCTTCGCGCCGCCGGAAATGCTGACGACGACAAAGGCGTTATCTTTTGCCGTGATGGTTATCTCGCTTTCGCCACGCGCCGAAACGGTGGCGGCATCGAAGTTACTATATTCCGCCTTCCCGGTTGCTCGGTCGAAGGCGATAACACTTCGTAGACTTTTCGCCGCTACCTTGTCGTCAGCGCAATAGACGCCGAAGCGGGCGCGTATGTCGGCGAACTCCGCCCGAAGTTCCGGCGAAGGGTAGTTATTTTCTTCGCAGAAGTCCTGACCCTTGATGAAAAGGGTTATAAGGCGTTCTTTCGACGTGGCCTTTAAGATGAAGTCGTACCACTCCGAACAAATGCCTTTGGCTTTCGCTTCGGTGGCTAATGCCTTCTTTAATTGGTTTAGTTCCATTGTGTATGGGGTTAATCGGTTATTCCTTGAGAGCGTAAGTCTTCTTCGTCGTCTATTCCTAAGCGGCTAAGTATGCTAAGAAGGGAAGCTGCTATATTCCCTAAGCGGTTATCCATGCTTGTAAGACGGGTTAACTGCTGCCGGAATATTTCAATAGATACGACTTGGTTTTGTCGTACTGCGTTGGTCTGCCCGGCTAATAGGTCTATACTTTCTTGGCTTGCTCCCTTAATCGCTCCGCTTAGGCTCGTCGGGTCGCTGTCGTCCAATTCCGCGAATAGGTCTTTATACATTTCCATCGCGTTCTTGAAATTCGCCCCGGCTGCGGCTACGGCCTCCTTAAATCGTGCCTGTTCCTCCGGGGTAAGCCCGTCGAAGCTGCCGTTTCCTTCCTCGTCAAAGCCCATATCTTTTTGAAGCTGCTTAATCGCCTGTTTCAGGGGCTTCTCCAAAAATTGAAGTTTTAGGGCGTTGGCGACGGCGTTTTTAAGGACGTCGTTAGCAATGTCGCCGAAGGCTTTGGCGGCGTCCTCGCCACTCTCGAAGGCGTCCATAAGTGCGTCTTTGAGTTGGTTCGCCAACTCCCCTGCGGAAGTCTGCGTTATACTCTTGGTTATTTCGCTTATGATGTCTTCTATTTGTCGGTTGGCGTCGGCTATGCGCTCTTGGTATTCTTCCACCTTGCCCCAATCGGTATGCTTCTTCGATTTTTCGTCGTTAATCATACCGTAAATTTCGTTCTGCTGTTGGCGAAGGTTAGCAATTAGGGCGTTTTGGTTTTGGTAGACGGTTTCGCCGAGGGCGTTGTCTACGGCGTGTTCCAATGCTGTATAGGCCCGGCCTAACCGGGTAACGGCTTCTTCGTGCTTCTTGATGGACTTTTCGGCTTTGCGGTCGCGGCTATTGAAAAGGGAAAAGGCGGACGACAAAAAGCCGATAGAACCTTGAATAATGCCTAACGGGTTGGCGGTGGCTATACCCTGCGACAACTGCGAGGCTCCGTCCAACATTCCGCCTATGTCGCCTAATATGGCTTCCGTTTCCTCGTCCATGCTGATGCCCATCTTCTTTATTCCGCTTACCACGCTTCCGAAGCACGACGAAACAAAGGAAATGCTACTACCTATGTCGGCGAAGTGTTCCTTAAACGCCGCGCCTACGCTCTTGGCGGTGCCCTGCTCCTTGTTAAGGGCGGCGTTCAAAATGTCGAGTTGCTTCTGCCCTTCTATGGTAAGTTCGCCCTTAATTTTAAGCCCGTTAAGGGCGGCAATTTTCCGGCGTAGCATATCAACGTAACTACTACCTTCCGCCAATAGGTCGGCGAAGGCTTCCTTAGCGGCTCCGGCTAATGTGGCGTCGCTGCTGTTTATCGCGTCGGTATAGTTGACGTATTGCTTCTTCTTTTCCTCTAAGGACTTTACAAAGGGGTCGTCGCTGTCTAACAGGCTTTCCGCCTTCATCGCGGCGCGAAGCTCGCTAAGGCTCTGCCGAAGGGCCAGGAACGGGTTACGCTGCTGCAACTCGTTTTTAGCCTTCTGTAATTGGTCGTTGATGGCTTTAAGGTCGGACGGGTTGAACTGCGCCGAAAAGTTTATTTTCCGGCTGTTTATGTCGTTCAAAAGCCTGTTAATAGTCGTTGTGGACAGCCGGGAAATGTCGCCGAACAACTGCCCCCAACTTTCGGAAGCCATAAGGCGTTGAGCCGCCAACTTGGAAAGTTCGGTTTGCTGTTTGGTGTTAATCGCCGCTATCATGTCGGCGTTGCCCTGCTGTTCGGCTAATGCGCGTTGGGCCGCGTACTTTTCAAGTATCGCGGTTTCCTGTTGCTGATAGGTTTGGTATTCCTCTAACAGGGCGTCGTACTGCTCGTTCCCGCTACGCTTGGCGTATTCCTCGCGCTTGGCTTCAAGTGCGGCTAAGGCGGCTTCGGCTACGCTGCGTTCGGCTTCCGTGGACGCTTCGGCGGCGCGGCGTGTAAGTAGTTCCTTATTCCGAGCGTAACTTTCTTCAAAGTCTATCTTTTCTTGAAGATAGGCGGCGTATTCGTTTAGCAGGGCCTTCGTTTCCTGTCGCGCCTGTTCCCTTGTGTCGGCTTCGGCGGTGTTAAGAATTTCCGCCTTCGCATTATCCACGTCGGAATTATCCCCGGCAAGTTCGGAACGGCGGCGTTCTATGGTGGCTAACATCTCGCCTATGGTTTTGCACTGTGCTAACTCCTGTTGTAGCTGCGCGTCGAAGGCGGAAATAACCGATTCGCGGGTGGCGTTGGCTATCTCGTTGTTAAGGGTCGAAAGGTTACGAAGGTCGGCGGCCGTCTTGGAAGCCTTAGCGGATATGGTGTCGCGCTGACGTTCCAAATAATCCAAATAACTGCTGCCTTCCGCCAATAGGGGCGCGAACTCAGAAGCGGCGGCGTTCCTTACGGTTTCGTCGCTGCTTGTTATCCACTTCAAATATTTTTCGTAAAGTCCTTTTCGGGTCTGTAACTGCTCGGCGTATTCGTCGGTTTCATTCTTGGCGGTGGAAGATGTATTATTCCCACCCGAAGAGCCGCCCTTATTGTTACCCCCGGCGCGTAATACGTTAAGTTCTTTTAGTTCTTGCTCCGTAAGGGCTAATTCCCGTTTAACGTAGCCCGTGGTCTTGTCTAATTCCGCTTGGGCTTCGCTGTGGATCCTTTGATTCGTGCTTCGGGCCTGCTGTATTCGGTAGGCGTTAATAGCATCTATGGCCTTTTGTGTCGGTTTGAAGTCGCCGCCTTCCATTGAATACCAGGAACCGTCGTTATATGCGTCGCCGCTTCTGCTGACTGCTCCGGCGGCTTTCATCGCTGCTACGAGGTCTTTGGCGGCTTGACTGCCGGGCGTAATGTTTCCGCCTTTGAACTGATGGTAGTAGCCGCCCCCGGCTACGGTTTGGTCTGCGTTAATTACTTGGTTGTAATATTCTTCGTAAGCCTTCATTTGTAGTTCTTGAAGGGCTAACGCTTTAGCGCGAAGTTCCAACGCCTTAATTACGTTCTTGGTGTTGCTGACAAATACGCGGTCGGCGTCCGTAAGGTTGTTAACTGACAGCCCCAAATTGTCGAACTCGGTAGCGTTGTCTTTTATCCATTGTTGCTTCTCGGCGGCTGTCTTTAATTTGCTGTATTCGTCGCGTAGTTTAGCGTATTTCCCCACGAGGTCGGCGGACTTGCCCGCCATTGTCTTGTGGTAGTCGTCGAACATCTTACGGGCAGTTTCCGTACTTTTGGCGGCTTCCTTCGTTGAACCGCTGAACTTCTCCCAAAGGACAATAGCGGCGGTAATGGCTACGGAAAGGCCGAGGGTTAAAGTTGCCATCAATGCTTTGGCGGCTACGGTGGAAATTCCCAACGCTACGGAAAGTTTGTTAGTTGCAACGGCTAACAATTCCTTCGCCTTGGCTACCGTTACCAACATAAACGCGCTATCCTTGTTTAGGGCGTTGGCGACTTGCTGCAAGCCCATCGTTATGGACATAAGGGCCTGAACCTTCAACATAATTTTTTGAAGGTTTTCGTTCTCTCCGGCGAAAAGGGCTACCGCGCCTTGTGCCGCGCTGAACGCTCCGGCCACGCCGCTAAGTCCGGCTATCATTCCTTGAAGCCCGGCGTTATCGTGGCTAAATATTCGGGCCTGGGTCTGTGCGTCGCCTATGGCATCGGCAAGTCGTCCGGCTTCTCTTTGCAACTGCTTGAAGGTGTCAGTTCCACGCAGTCCGGCCTGTTCCATCTGTGCCAACTGCTCCCGGACGTTGCGGAGCTGCATCCTTAGTGAAGTGTGCGCGTTGGCGTTCTGCTCGGCGGCTTGCTGTGCCTTCTTTAACTGCTGTTCCTCACGCAGAAGGGCGTCGGCTTGTTTCCCGGTTTCGTCTATTACCTGTTGGCGTAGGTTTATTTCTTCCCTTATTTGGGCTTGCTTTGCTTGTAGGGCTGTGGCTTCTTCCTTATTCCCGGCGGAAAGTGCCTTAGACGCTTCCACGCCGAGGCGTTTATATTCGTCTTCCAACTCTCTAATAGCAGCCTTGTTGGTGTCTACTATTACGTCTATGTTGGCAAAGGCTTTGTCAATGGCTTGGGCGGCTCGGTTAAACGCTCCGTCCATCTCCTTTCCACCTAATACCGCCGCGCCTTGAAACTCCTGTATAGCCTTCTTACTTTCGTTAAGAACGCTAAGGAGTTGTTTGTTGGTGCCGGAAATTTCAAACGACAGCCCGCCGCCTTGTATATTCATCGGTTAATACGGTTTATTAAGTCCATTACTTCCGCCGCGTTCTCGTCGGTAAGGGCTATTTCCGTGGTGTCGCCGCCGGAAGTGTTTCCGCTTTTGCCCTTTTCCTCAACGCCGGGCGCGTCTATTAACATTCGTTGTACTGCTCCCCACGCTATCCCGTGGAGAAGGTAGTCCAACGTCCAGCCGAAGTGTGCGCAAACGGAACCCCGGCGGCCGTGTGGACTTTTTAGGCCTGTTGCTCTATACGAGTCGCTTCCGGTTCGCTTGTTCGCGTTGCGCTCATCAACCGCATAGAGTTCACAAAATCCCCTAAGTTGCTTACGTTCGTTATTATAATAGCTAACGTCAGCAACTCGGACGGTTTAAGGGTATGGAAGAAAAGCCGGGTAAGGTCGCGTAGTGCCTTGCGGTCTTCCTTCCGGCGGTAGGTCGTGCCGTCGAAGGTCGCTATATAGTAGTCTTCGCCCAATACTGCCGTAGCCACGACTTCGGCGAGCTGCTTGGCTTCCTTGTTGGCTAAGGCGCGGGCGGTGCGTAGGTAGTCGTCATCGCCTAACTTGGTTTCGTCTATCTCCATTTGAAGCCAAAGAAGACTAAGGCGGTCTAAGGTGGCTAAGGTCGGTTCTTTGATGGTGTAAACCTTCGTTTCCGTTACCTTATCACGCCGACGGAAGAAGCCCCAAAAGCCGGGCTTCCGGGTGTAGTGCGTTATCTCCACGTCGAACGTAACGCCTTCGCCTATCATCTTCCGCAGTTCGGTCTGCTCACGGGTAAGGGCTTCTAATTTTTCGTCCTGTGTCATTTGTCGTAAATGTTAAGACGGCCCCGGAACTATGTAGCGGGGCCGTCCGGGTTGGTGGTTGTGGGTCGTCTTCTTAGTTCCCGGCGGGCGGGTTGACGTAGCCGACGTAAAGTTTTTTAAGGCTTGACGTGTTCGGCTTCATGACGGTGGCGGTTACTTCAAGAAGAAGCAGGCCCTTCTTGGAAAATTCGCCGTTGAACTTCGCCTTAATCTTGGCGCGGGGAACCTGGAACTTCAAGCCCTTGCGCGGAAGAATGATAAGCGATTCTTCGATGGTTGCCGCTACGTCGGGGTACGCCCAAATATTCGTAGCGATTTCGCCGCCGAAAAGTCGTTTAAGGGTGTTAAGGTCGGGGTTCATGACCGAAAAAGTGAAGGTAGTCTTACCGGCCTTCTCGATGGTTTCGATGGGGTCGTCTTCTTCCTCGGCGTAAAACTCCGTTTCCTCTCCGTCTTCCTGCGACATCTTGGCGGTGTCTTGGTAGGTAAGGCCATAGGGCGTGTAGCCCGTTTCGGTAAAGTCCGCCGTAGTCGGCTCGCCTTCCTTACCTAAAATTTTGGATAGTCCTAATGTTACTACCATAGGGTTTCGGGGTTATTGGGTTAATGTATATTCCAGCTAATTCTCAAATTGCGGTAGTGCTGCTTTACCTCAATCTCTTTAATTGTCGTGTCGCTCTCTATCCAATATTCTAAGTCGTCCACGTTCTGCGCGTCTAAGTGTGCAAACAGGGCGTCGCCAATTTTGCGTAGGCGTTCCCGGTCGGCTTTACGCTGTTCCCGTCCGTGTATCTTTACCTTCTTGTCGGGGGCGAAGATATTTACGTTCGAGGTGCCTGTCTGCGGCTTTTCGCCTGTTACGGTTATAGTGTTTATTACTATGTCCTCGGCTTCGCTGTCGTCCGGGCGTTCGCCCTGCACATATACGCCCCCGGAAATTTTGACCTTCCCGGAAGTTACGGCTTCCTTCACTATCCTGTAAAGGATGTCGTCGGTGTCTATGCTGCTGCAATGTTTCACTAATTAAAGGCGTTTTGAACGTTTGTTACTAAGTCGGCTAACTCTTTGGCTATTTGTTTTTCGGCGTACTTCTCGGCGGAAGTCAGGACGTCGCGGCCTTTGCTCTCGACGTGAACGGCGTAGTTCATACCCGCTACCACGACTAAGGCGTAGCCGTCCGTCTGTCGGCTTCCAACTTGAAGGGCTAAACGCTGCCCTTCGTTTACTCCTTCGTGGCCGCCCTTGACTGCTCCAAAGGAAACATTTACGGGCTTGCCGTCCTTGACGACGACGTAGCCAATAGACGAGCGTAGGTTTCCCGTTTGGTCGTGAAAACCGCGCTCCGGGGGTATCAGCTTCGCTAACTTTACAGCTTCTTCCCCTACGCGGCAAAGGCTTTCAATTATCTGCCTTTCCACTTCGGCGAGGAACGCCTTAAAGGTTTCGTCTAAACTGCCCTTGAAGTTTGCCGTTATACCCATAGCCTACAATGAAGTCGCCCGTTATCGAATTTCAAGCACTCGCCAATAACTCTAACTATGCCTTCCGTTTGGGCTTCCTGTAACTTGACGTCGGTAAGCTCGTCCGGCGTTAATTCGCGGTCTGCCGCCGCTACCTCTACGCCTACCGTTACGCGGGTCGTTCCCGCCGGAAGTTGTATAAGGGAAGCGAAGGTTATAAACCGGCCGTTCGCCGCCTGTATCTGTGTGCCTTTGCCGTTCGTTTCCTCCCGGCATGAAGCCCACAATTTCCACGCCGCGCCCGTAGTCTGCCAACTTCCGTTAGCGTCCTGCGTCGCTTCCGCGTCGCTTTGGCGGACGTAAAGGAAGTGAGGGTATTGGTGGTTTATAATCTCTTGAATTGCTACCATAGTCGGCTTCGGTTTCTTACCTTCGGCGCGTTGGCGGGGGTTAGCCCTATTTCGCCGCAGGTCTGGTTATACCAAAACTTTATAGCTTCCCAATTCCACGTTACAGAATAGCCGCCTTCGCTGACATTCGCCAACGGAATAATTGAGCCGAACTCTTTGCAAAGGGCGGTTTTCGCTACCCTTACGTCTACGTCGGCGTCCGGGTCGGGAATTATCCCGGCTTGGTTGGCTAATATCAGTTCCGCGTCGGCGTTGCTAATGCCGAAGCGGGCTACGGTGCGGTTAAGCCATTCTTTGTAGGTCATATTCGGAAGGTTTTAGCCGGGAAGCCCAACGGAAGCCCCGGAAGACTCCCCGGCTGTTAGGGTTAGTGGTTCCACGTATTCGCGTCGGTGGACATAAGCCACGAGTCGGAGGACGTTTCCCACGCGGGGAAGGCGTTAGCAATGCCCATCGTAACTTCCTCTAACGGCTCTTCGTTAGCGAACTTCTTGATAAGGGTGTGGCCGTTAAGTGTCTTAATGGCTACTGAACCCTTTACGTTAAGGTCTGCCGGGCGTTTCCAATAGGTATGGCCCAAAACCTTAGACGCGCTGAACATTACCACGTTCGTAGCGAATGGGTTGCCGCTGAATGGGCGGCTACCGTCGCTAAGTTCGATTGTAATGTCTTGGTCGATAACGATTATTTGAAGTCCGTAAAGGTAGGAAAGTCCGCGAAGGGCGTTGTTTACCTGTTCGAGGCTCGGTGTCTGCTGTACGCCGAGGGCGTTGGCTGCGAAGGAAGCACAGGTTTTCTGCACTTCTTCCGTTTCCGTGAACTCGGCGAAGGTTTCCGTATTCATAAAGGCGTATTTAAGGGTTACGCCCTTTTTCTTCGCCTTCTTGCATACCGCCTTGAAGTCCTTGGTAATAGGACGGGCGGAAGAAGAATTAGCCCACGATGCGGATCCGGTTTGGAAGCCTAACTTTTGTTCGGCGGGGATAAGGTAGTCCACGTCGTATTCGGTAAGTACCGAAGTGTTGTTTTCGTTGGTAAGCGTAATTTTGCCGAGGGAAATGGACTGCAACGCTATCCACTCCAAACGGGCGGCTACGCCATCCCAACAAAACTTAGTGTCTTCCGCCCACGCTTCTACAAGTGCGCGAAGGTCGGGGTTCTGAGAAGTACGGGCTATCATAAGGTCGTACTCGTCCAGCTCGTCTTCGTTCTTGGTGCGCTTTATGGCAATTTTGGGGATATCGCCCTGAATACGGGCTATTGCCTCGCGGGTCTTTTTGTCAATTCGTGCGCCACGGGCTACGAGGTCGGCGGCTATCTTTAAGCCTACGCGGGTTTCCAACGCTTTCCACGTTAAGGAGTAATTCTCCTTCAACGGGAAAAGGGTTGGGTAGTAGAACGGTTTAAGGTCGTAGGTCTTTACTACGCCCGCCATGTCCTTCTCGTTAAGCCCCTGCATTAAAGTAGGTATCATAACTTTCTGCTGTGGGGTTAATGTTAAATGAATTTAAGGGTAGGAAGCGCGGCCTTAATATCGTCGCTGAGGGGCGGACATAGGGCGGCGCGGAACTGCCCGAAGGTTACGGCCACTACCGGGGTATTGGTAAGGGCTTCCACGGGGTAACTATCGCCGCAAGCGGCAAAAGGCGGATATTTGTAGGCGGAAACTGTCGCGCTTTCGGCTTTGGCCTGGGTAAGCGTTCCGCCGACGGGAATAGCCGCGCCGAGGGTCGTTCCTACGGTTATGGTGTCGAATGTGGCCGGGGTGGTGTCGATGGCTGTAATAGCGTAAGACTTGGCCCCGGTCTTGAACATCACGAAGTCGCCTACCTTGAAGTGATGGCCTTTTGCTACCTTATAGTCGGTAGCGGTGGCGGTGGCTGCTTCCACAACTTCGGCGGTTTTGACGAGGTGGTAAAAGCCCGCTTCGTCCGGCGCAATAATCGCACCTTCACGAAGGGGAACGCCGGGGATAAGGTCTGCAACGACTACGGTTACACCGTTAGGAATATCCGCCAAATTGTTGATACAGGCGTGGGCTGTGCGCTCGTCCTGTTTGCGTTGGTATCGCATAAATCCCATTTTCGTGTCGTTTTAGGGGGTTGTTAAATCTCCTTCCCGGTAAGGGTCGGACTTGCTGAACTCTGCTGCGAAGCGATGTAGTCTGCGACGCCCGCGCTAATACCGTCTTTGTTCACGGCTCCAAAGATGGGCTTTTCGTGGTTGCGCAGCTCGTTGTCGCTCTGCTCCTGTGCTAAGGCGTCGATGTCGCCCTGCATCTCGGTTAAGTAGCCGTTAAAGTCTTCGTCGTCCTTGAAGGTGGAAGCGGCGCGGTCGAAGCTGCGTAACAGCATATCGCGTTGCTTGCCTTCAATCTTGGCGGCGTCCAACTTCGCTACAAATTGTTCGCGGCGGGTGGCTGCGGTCTTTTCTGCGCGTAAGCCGTCGTAGCCTTCGCGGATGCTCTTGGTTTCCTCGCGTATAATGGCGCGGATAGCCTCGGCGGTCAATGCTCCACCCGTGGGCGGCGTTTCTTCTCCGGGCTTAGGGTCGCCGGGTGCTTCCTTCTCCTTGAAGTCGTACTTACGTCTAAGGCCGTCTTCGTGGGTCTTGTTGGCTTTGGCGATTTCGGCGTCGGTGGTTTTGCGCCAATCCGTTACGAACTTGCTAACTTTGTCGGCGGTAAGTTTACCTACGACTTCGTTCGCTTCTTCTTCGTTTGCTACCTGTACGCTGATGACAGCGGCCAACTGCTGCAAACCGTCTTTTCTCACGCCCGCAAACTTGCTTTGCAGTAGTGCTAAAATTGCTAATTGTAATTCGTCCATAAAAAATTTGTAGGGTTACTTAATCAATGGCAAAGTTAGCGTATTACTTTAATACGTGTTCAATTATAAGAAGGCAAACACTTCGCCGAAACTTCCTACGGCTTCCGCGCTTGCCATACACTTTGTTAGGATTTAATGTGCGAATTGTGAAAAATTTGGCGTAACTTTGTAGCGTAGTCCGGGGAAAAATCCGGCTACTATCGAAGAAGCGATAGGTTCTTAGTATTTGAAAATCGCCAAATTACCAAATTACGAAGAATGAACCTAAGCGCGTAGCGTCGTATATCCCTACCACGATATACAGACTAAGCGCGGCTATACGGTTTGTTTTCGTTAGGCGTTTGGCGATGCCGCAAATACTCAAACCTATATAGTCCGCGCTTTTTCGTGCGTATAACCCGGCTACTTCGGGCGGTGGCTACAAAGTTACTAATTTTATGAAGAAGTTGCTTTTATTGCTCTGCCTTTTGCTCCCGGTGCTGGGTTTGGCACAGGAGCGCGGAACGCTTGACTACCTCGACGCCCGCCCCTACTTTGGGGAAATAGCGTTAGGCGATTCCATCACTAAAAACCTTCGCAAGCTGCACCTGTTAGAAGAAAAAGCCGAAAAGGGCGGCTTCCGTTGTGAAGTTACCGAGAAAGGGAAGGACTGTTATAAAATCGGCGGTCATTCTCCATTGGCTATCTATGTGGACGTTGTGGACTATAAAATTAAAAATATCTTGGTCTATTTCCTTATTGGAAATGGCGAAGAATTGGACGTAGTAAAAGCACTAATGGAGGACTTTGGCGAATGGGCGCAAAATGACAATGGCTTTAATTGGTACGGTAAAAAGGTAAATGTTCTGTCGCATTACTCGGACGACTTAAAAACCTTTTACGTTTTCTTTAACGACGCTAAACAGCCTTAATATGGAAGCCTTTTTATTGTGGATAGCCGCTGTCCTTCTTGGCGGATCCTTTCTGTTTATAGCGGTCGCCCTGCTGACAAAGCCCCGTCGTATGAAGAAGAAGGCACAACGGGAAGCCGAAGCGCGGGCGAAGGAATTAGCCGACATCTACGGGCGTGTCGCTTGCACCCGCGTAAGATTGGGCGGTCTTGAACGGGCTACGCGAATACTTGAAGAAGCCCGGAAGAAGGACGACGTACCAAAGTAATACGTTTGAGTATTTTTTGCTATTGACTTTTTCGGTTGGTAACAATTAGTTACGTCCGTTCCACGTTATACGCTTACGGCTGTAACTCCGTGGGTATCGTATTCCCGTCCGGCGGTCGGGGCGGATTTGGAAGCCCCGCGTTATTGTGCTAACTTTGTGGCGAATAAATAACACTTTGCCACAATGGAAGAAAAACAATTAACCCCCGCCGAAGCGTTCTTTATGAAGAAGGCGGAATTTGAACACAACATAACGGAAGCCGTTAAGAACTTCGCCGGGTCGTATGCCACGGACGTAAAAATAGCGGTTGCCGTTGAAGTACAGCCCGCCCTTGCTAATTCCGGCGACGTCGTGGACTGTCGTATTAAAGGAGTTGAAATTGAAGCCAAATATAAACAAAATGCCTAAGCCCTTAGCCCCCGCCTTCCAACCGCTACCGTTCCCGTATTCCCCGGTACTCCGGGACGCAATGGCGGAAGTTTCCCGTTCCGTCGAGCCTATGCTTGACGACTTGGTAGCGCGCTACGCTCCCACCAATGAAGGGCGCGTTACTATTGCCCTGTGCGACGTTAAGAACTCCCACGGACGCGCCCGGCGTGATGCACTACGTAGACTTGACCGGGTTGTTACTGAACTATTCCCACCCGTCGAAGGTGCGCCGCTTCCTTCCGAGGAACTGAACGGGAAGCCGGACGTTTTAGCCGGGGCCGCCTGTATCGGCTACGACTTCCACCCCGAAAGCAATACCTTCGGAATAGGTTTTATTCCTTCGGGCTATGCTCCGTTTAACTCCAAATAACAAAGGCTATGAAAATACCGCGTATCAATACCACGAAGGGCAAACAGCCTGTTACCGTCGTTCCCGATAACGTCCTTGTCGAAGGCTTCCTTAATTCCGACGCCCCGGCGGAAGATATAGACGTCGTGCGGCTTCTTGAATATGCCGAACCGGACGCCGAAAAGAACGGGGCTATTCTCCGGCAATGCTTGGAAGGAAAAGCCCGGCTTCTTCCTGTCTATCCCGGCATAGGAGAAAAAGAACCCACGGGCGCGAAGCTCGTAGGTTCTATTATGGACGGCGGCTTATACCTCGTTCCTACTATTTAAGACTTCTAATAAACGCTATCATTTCCGCGTATTCCGTAGGTAAATACTTTTGGAATACGCGGTTTCCTATAAATGCGTTTTCAAAGCAATGGGCGAGGTATTCCGCTTCGCTTTTTCCGGCTCCCTTGAAGTATGAGGTAGAATGGCCCCAACCCACGGAAATAATAAGGCTTTTTAGCGTGTCTTGAACGGCGGCTATTTGTTCTATAACGTCGTGCTTCGTTATACCCCGTTTCGTAAACGTAGCGTCATCCATGCTGTATATTTTCCTATAAAGTCGGTCTAATCGTTCGGAAAGTACCTTAGCCTTCATTAACTTGGTCTTTTTCGTTTCCGTTACGAACTCCTTTTTATCCGGGTCCCATTTACGTTTAGTTACCGTCGTTTCCACCTTTTCACGAAGCCGGGCTATTTGTTTGTCGCGGAGGTCTTTTACTTCCTTGCTGTGCCTTAATCCTCGTTGGTAGTCTATGCCGTGGCCGAACTCATGGTAAATAAGGGCGCGTCGGTAATATGGACTTTGCGAGCTGCGCGTTCCGCCCATATCCAATACCACGCCTTTTAACGCGCTGTGGTAACTATCGTTTCCGTTTTTCTTGTGTATGGTTAGCGGTATCGGCTTCTTCGGGTCTATCAAGTCGAAGAACTCCCGGCTATATTCGTAGTCGTCGCCACGAAGCCACTTGCCGCCCTTCTGCAACTCAGTAGGCATATTCGCGGAATAGCTGCCCTTCTTCGCTTTTGCGGCTGACAACTTGCCCGGAAGCGATGCAAAGAAGGCTTTTAGGCGGCTAATGCAGTCGCCGTAATAGTTGGTCGTCCTTATCTCGTTGGCGGTAAGGGCGTCTTTAATTTCCTTCACTATGTCCGGGAACCCTACGGCTTTGTCGGCGAAGTCGTCCACTTCGCTACGGGCGGCTAACCATTCCGACATCCTGTTTAGTCGTTCCTCTTGAAGCCGTTTTACTTCGGCGTTTAGTCCGGCGCGGTCGCCCGCTGTCCTCAATGGATCCAACCGCGAAACGTCCAACCCGAACGAATAGGCCCACTTCTTAAAATTGGCTATCTCGCTGTCGAACTCGGTACAGGGTTCGGGCGGCTTCGCCGTGGTGCCTGGCATTTGTGCCTTCTGCGGAATGGTCGGAAGAAGCCCGCCGGAAATAACGCCCTTCTTGAAGTTGTCGCGTATGTAGTACGGCATCGACTTCCAACCCTTAGCGCGTTCCGCTATCGCGTCAATATGGGAACGGAATGCGGCGGGTACGTCGCGGACGGTGCGCCGGGAAGGAAGGCTTTTATAGGTCTTCCCGCGAACTATCGCCTTCAATCGGTTGGCGCGGTCGTCGTTGTATTCGTCGTAATCGGACATAATAGGCACGACGACGCAGCGGCATTGTGGGTGCCAGCCCAAAAATTTGAAGGTCTTAGGGTAGTCGCCCGCCAACTCGTCGCAAATGTCGGTAAGCGGTACTTTCTTCCCCTTGCTGTCGGTCGTCGTGTGGTTGTTACTCAACATCACGCGGAAGCCTACGACAAAATCAAGTTGTTGCCATCGTAGGTATTCGGCTTCGCGGTATGCCATATTTACCTCGGTTCGTGCCAAACGCTCGGCGTTCTTGGCGGAACTCCTGTAAACGCCTTGTCCGGGGTGGTACATCGACGCCGCCTTACTTAGCCGAAGGTTGCCGCCCTTGTCGCGGACGCGCCTAAATAGTTTGTCCGGGTTCTGCAAGTATTGGCGAAGGTCGCGGGATAGCTGCCCCGCGCTGCGTCCTTCTCCTACAGCGACGTCTATACCCAATTCTAACGCCGTCTTAAATTCTTCCGTGTATTTCCATACGCGCTGACTAAGCCCCAATCCGCCGGCCTTGCGCTGTTGGAAGGCTTGTAAGGCTTCTAAGTTCCGGGCCTGGTATTGGGCGGCTTCTTCCGGGCTTAGGCGTGAAGTGCGAAGAATGGAACTTAGGAACGTGTCGCTTTTGTCGCAGGCCGCTTGCCACTCCGTCCGCGTTCCTGTTTCTATCACGGCTTCCACTCTTTTAGCCAAACGGTTTAATATCCCCTGCGCCTGTCTTCGTGTCGCCGGGAAGTCGTCGAAACTGAAAACGCCATCTTCGGGTATGGTTATTCGTCCGGCTGCGGCGGCTATCTCGTCGCAAGCGGTGTTATACAGTCGTTCCACTTGACGGGCGTAGCGCGTCGTCCGGGCGTAGTGTGCCGCGTCGAAGCCCCGAAGTCGGACTATAAGGCGGTTTTCGGTATAATCGGGCATAAAGTTATTTTTGTTAAATTTCGCGTCTAAGCGCGAGAAGCGCGTTAGGTTATAGTTTCCTTAGTTGGAGCGGTTTAACGCGCTTAGACGCGCCCTAATCGTATTATATTGATACGACATTCGGCAAAAAAGGGTTAAACGGTCGGTTCGCCCTCGTAATAGGTGTTTGCGCGGGCTTCTTCTTCCTGTATCTCGGCTATTTCAGCGTCCGGGTCTTCCGCCCAACCCAAACGGCGGACGGTGGCTTTTTGACTTGCAACGGGCTTTTGTCCGTTGGCGGCTTGAAGCATATTTATTTTCGCCTGTTCGTCCTCAATAATGTAGGGCGTTATCCGGGGCGAAACGATAAGACGGCGGGCCGCTTCCTTGTTCTTGACGTTGGCAGCTCCGAGGTAGGCTAACAAAATGTTGGCGCGTCGGGTTAGGTAGTCGTCGAATACCTCCATTTTGTCCTGTACTTTTAAGTGTGCGTCCATAAATAGAAGTTGAAGGGCTACGCCGCTAATTGCGCCTATGCCCTTGACGCTCTCAAAGGAAATGTCAGGCGTTTGGGTAATGGCATATATGAGCCGGAGAAGCGTGTCTATTTCCAACTTCACGCTTTCGGGGGCTTGGTTCCATGATAAGTAGGTAGCCTTCGCGCCTTCCTCGCCTTCTATAATGGCCCCGGCTTCTCCCTTCCTTGCGAAGCCTAATATTTTGCCTTCTACAAAGATTTTCGGCGAAGCGTGGTAGTCGTTGGTATCGGCGAAGTTGGAAAGTAACTTTTCCAATCGGTCTATAAGGCTTTGTACGTCTTCCCACTCTACAGCGGGTTGGCACCCGTAAACGACGGGAATTTTACCTATTTTCAATTCTTTGGGGTAGCCCTCGACTAACTCCCAGTTCTTGGCTTCCGTTCCTGTCGGGCCTTCCGCCGTCCATCGGTAGTGCGCGTCCTTCGTGTAGGTTTCAAAGTACGTCCGGGTTGTAAGGTCGTCCGCCTTCTTCACGAACTCACGGGAGAAGGCTATAAGGTCGCGGGCATCGTCGAAGTACGGGTAAAGTTTATCCCCGAACATCGGGCTAAACAGGGCTACGCGGAACTTCTTTTTAGTCGGGAAGCCATAAAGGGTGTGTTCCTCGTCGGTTTCTACCGGGTACCAATATTCCGCCACTTCGGTACTACTGAAAAGGCTACGGGCTACGCGGCGGTTAAGGGTCTTTTCCTTAACGTCGTGGAATACTCGCTTAAGGGCAGCAAGTATGGCCTTTTCGTCGGAGCCTTCCGGGGTCGCGTCGTAGGCTACGGGGTTGCCGAAAGTAAAGGCGACGGCGCGTTTTACTATCAACTTTTGAAGGGCTAAGGCGATGCGGGCTACGGGTTCAATTCTAAACCCGCTTTCGGTCGTCATCTCGGCGTTTACGTTGATGTTCTTTACTTCGCCGTATTCTTCGCTATTCTTGTCGGTTACTACGATTTTGTCCGGGCGTTTCCGGGGGTCGTTAATGTCGTGCAGCTTCGGGTTATACTGCGCGTTGTACTGTTCCGAATTGGGAAGGGTCGTAAGTCGTCCGTTCCTCAGTTCGTTAATGGCGGCGGCGTGGTCGCCTGTCTTTAGAAGTTCGTCTATTAGGGGCATAGTCGTTGTTATTGTTTAGTTAAACATTCTTTTCAATTTCGTTATATTGGTCTTCCCGTCGGGTCGCTTCTCCACGGTTCCGGTTAAAGCGTCCGGCGCGTCGTCGTGGGCGTTAACCCCTTGTTTCTTATATTTGGTTATTGCTTGGTGGAACTTTGGAAATAGGTGCGCCCAATTCTTCGGGAAGTGCGTTAAGTTCTGCACTTCGGCGGAATGGTTGAAGATACGAACGTCCTTATTCTCGTCTTGGTGGAACCAGCGTATTACCGTCTTCCTGTTTCCCAATATCCGGCAGTTGTCTTCAACCTTACGGGCGAAGCCGCGCCCGCCGTTGTTGCTCTCTATAATCGCTTCTTCTACCTCCCACTTCGTAAGGATCCGCGCCGTTTCCGGCTCGGTTGTTTCCATAGCGGCCTGGGTGTAGTACACGTCTAAAATGAAGTTGCCTATTTCCGTTTCAACATAGACAATGCAACAAAGGAAGTCTTTGCCCGTGTCGGCTGTATCGACGTAGGCTTTTACTTTGCGGTGTTTCGTAACGGGTAATACTTCGTAGGTCTTAAACTCGCGTTCGTACATCAGCCCCACAAGCGGGCGCGGGTTCTGCATATACTGTGTTTCAAATACCCACGGGGCTTTATCCTCTAATTCGTGAAGTTCTGCTAAGGTGTGCTTAAAAGGCCATAGGGGCTGTTCGTTCCCTCGGTCGTCCACCTCAATAACGGGAAGGCTTAAAACTGTCCATTCGTCCGGCTCCAACTTTTGAAGGTAGCCGCAAAGGTCGTCTTCGTCCAAACGCTGCATAATGATAATTATCGGCGTTTTTCGGCTGTTAACGCGGTTTCGTATGGTGGTTTCAAACTTTTGGTTTACCTTCTCGCGTACTAATTCGCTTCGTGCGTCGTCCGGCTTTATCGGGTCGTCGATGACTATCGCGCCGCCGAACTCTCCGGCTTCGGACGTAATAGCCGCTACTTCGTCGCCTAATTCTTCTTCCTCGTCCTTATCCACCAAACCCGCGCCGAAGCCTGTTACCTGTCCGGCTGACGAAACGGCGTAAAGTCCGCCGCCCGCCTTCGTGAACCATTTACGGGTATTGACACTTGTAGGCGCGGCTTCCGGGAATAGACGCTTAAACGAAGGTTCGCGTAGAATTTCTTGTACTCCCCGCGAATTGTCACGGGCTAAGTCGTCCGAATAACTGAGGTGTATAAACTTCGCCTTCGGGTTTATGGCGAAGCCTTCCGCGATGAAGGACTTAACGGCTAACTCCGTCTTACCGTAGCGCGGGGCAATGTTTATTATTAGCCGGGTTATCTCGCCTTTTAGAACCATGTCTAACGCTTCGGCTATTCGCTCATGGTGTACGCCTACGACAAACTTACGCTTATACTTTTCTTTGAAAAAGAAGCGCGTAAAGTTTAGGGTTCCTTGTAGAACCCACGTTTTTATAACGTCTATGTCGCGGCAAAAACTCATTAATACTTTTCGTTAAGGCTTTTAAGAAGGTCGGCGGCTTCTTCCTTCGTTAGCGTCCGGGCGGGTATCAAGTCGCCGCCGTCCTTCCCGGTTAATTCCATTCGCTGTGTGGGCTTCCCGTACTGACGTTCGCGCAGCTTGTCTAACGTCGTGGTCTTCCCGTTTTTCATATCCGAAAGGACGGCAATAGCAAGCCCTTTCGGGTACGCGGGCGCGTCTTCCCACTTCGCTAATAATTTAAGGTCGTTCGCGCTGAACGACAATATAGCGGCTTCCCATTCGTCAATTTCGACGGAGGAAAGGCTGTAAAACTTCTTTGCGCGGGCCTTGCTCCCGAATATCTTTACAAGCTGTTCGGGTACGCGGCTTTTCGGTCGCCCTTTCGGGTTTCCGCTCTGCCCCGGCTTGAAGGGTATAAGGTTTTGTTCGTTGGCCATCGCTTTTCTCTGATAATGGTTGTTTTTCTCTCTGTTCCTTTATTCTCGTTCCGGCGCGTCTTCGTCCGGCGCGAAGTTTCCTAATAATTCCGCCTTGTCGCCCGTGTATTCCTCCCAACGCTTTATAATCACGTCTATGTAGGCGGGGTCTAATTCCACGGTATAACAGGAGCGGGCTAACTGTTCGGCCGCCATAAGGGTGCTTCCGCTTCCGCCGAATAGGTCTAAGACGACTTCGCCGGGGCGTGTGCTGTTCTTAATCGCCCTGCCCATAAGTTTAATAGGCTTCATCGTGGGGTGGTCGGCAGAACGTAGCGGCTTGTCTTCGTGTATGACTGTCGTAGGTGTCGCTTCGCCCAATAGCGAACGAAGAAGGGCTTTAAGTTCGTCCTTCGTCATAGCGTCTATGTCCGGGCCTGGGTCTTCCAACACGGTAAGAAGGTCGCGGCGGTTTACGAAGAAGTGCGACGCGCCGGGCTTCCACCCGTATAGGCAGGGTTCGTGCTTCCATTGGTAGTCCTGTCGGCCTAATACCATGTTGTTCTTAACCCATATAAGAATTTGTTTCAAATCCCAACCCACGGATTTTACTGCTAATTTGAAGTTAAGCCCTTCCGTTCCGGCGTGCCAAATGTAGAACGCGCCGCCCTTCTTGAGAAAGCGGTTTGCGTTTTCAAAAGCTGCCGTAAGGAAGTCCAAAAACGCGCCGTCCTCCATCTTGTCGTTGGCGATGTCCTTCTGTACTCTGTTTCCTTTGTCTGCGGCGTTTAGGGCTTCGTTCTTGCTCGAATAGTCCACGTTATAGGGCGGGTCGGTTAGAAGTAAATCTACCTTCCCTTCGCCTATAAGAATATCCAACACTTCGGGGCTTGTGCTGTCGCCACAGATAAGGCGGTGGTTTCCCAATCGGTAAACGTCGCCGTATCGGGCTTTCGGCTTCTTCGGTAGGTTCTCAGCTACGTTAAAGTCGTCTTCTTCCGCGTCTTCTTCCGCTTTGCCCGTATCAATGTCGGGAAGGTCTACGCCCCAGTGGTCTAAGTCTTCTATATCCCATTCGTTGGCTAAGTCGTCCATATCCCAATCGCCGAAGGCTACGTTATCTTTTATCACTATCGCCCGCAACTTCTCCGGCGGTGTTTCCGGCGGTATAATCTTGGCTATTGTTTCCGTATAGCCCAATTCTTTAAGGGCGCGGTAACGCATATTTCCGCCTATAATGACGTTCAACCCGTTGTGTTGGTAAATAAGCACTTCCCGAAGTGCCAACATTTCCGGGTCGTCCTGTATCGACGCTTTCAACTTCCTAAACTTAACGTCGTCCTTCATTTGGCGCGGGTTCTTCGGAACGCCGGGAATTTGCCCTTTGTTGGGTTCTATGTCGCTAAGACGGACTACGACGCTTTGCACCAATCCCGCGAGGGGCTTGGCGGCTGTCGCTTCCTGTGTTGTCTTTTTCTTTGCCATTGTGTCGGGGTGTTAAGGTTAGAATGGTGCCGGGCCTGTCGGGCCTCCGCCGAATGGATCCGCCCAATAAGCCATAGACGGGCCGCGCATACTTGCCGCCGTCGAACTCTGAATAGTGGAACCGTTACCGCCGCTTCCTGTGCTTCCGTTGTCTTCTGCCATAGTCGTAGGGATTAGTCGTTGAATTTCTTTTTTATTAAGTCCGCCCATAGGCTTTTACCCCATACCGCTTTCCGTATGGTGGCGTAGCGTTCCAATATCCGGCTAAACATTTCGTCGTAGAAGTCGTAAAGTTCCGGGTTTTCCTCTATTGTGAATTGCTCTATACTGCCGGAACTGCGAAGGTTCGCCGAACCGTGGGCTATTATCTTCTTCCCGCCTAATGTTTCAAACTGAGCAGTTTTCGTGTGGACGTTCGCTACTGCTAATTGTAGGCGGTTGTCGATGTCTAATTGTCGGTATATGTAGGGAATTAAAGCCCGTATCTCCATATTGTAGAAGTACGCGCTTACTATAAGGTTAAGTTCGTCTATATAGCCGTGGGTTATAAGGTTGTGCAGACTGTCTACGTTGTTTTGGTTGAGCGACAGCGTGGAAATTGTCAACTTCTTACACTTGGCGTTATTTCTCACTATGAAGGCTTCTAAGAAGTCGCCGAATATGAACGAACCGTTTACTACCACGTCGTAGCGGCTTCCTTCCTGTATCTCTATATCCCGCGCCAACTTTACGGCGTTGTCGTACATAGCAAAGTCCGCCGAAGTAGCGTAAACCTTCGGCTTTATGTAGCGCGTTTCTGCTCCTACCTCGTCTTCCAATATGTCGAATAACGCCGTATCGAAGTCGGGCGTTTCTATCCCGATGTCGCCTACGTCGAAGTTTAAGCCGTCGTCCTCGGCCTGGGTTTTGGGTTTGGTCTTTCTTCTGCTCATTGTTCCTGTGTCTTTATTGAAGAAAAGGCGCGGTTTGGTCGCCGCGCCTTTCCCGCTTCGGCTGTCGCCGTTGCTTTCAGCTATATGGATGTGTAGAAGCCTAATTTATCCACGCCCAAACGATGCCCGAAACGGCGTAGTATGAAATAAGCCACGTTATAGCCCCGGCGGTCGTCCATAAGAAGTCGGCAAATTCCGGCGTTCCCTTCTTGGTTACGCGGTCGTAGACTTCTTTTGCAATGCCGACGGCTACGGCGATAGCCACGGCAATAAGGACGGGCATAAAGTTCGTAAGAACTCCGGCTATAAGAAGCCCGGCGAAGTAGTGTAACTTCTTGTCGAAGGCCAGCCGCTTAATGAAGGCGGCGACTTTTTCTATTGCTTGTTTCGGTTTCATGGGTGCGTTGGTTTCTATGTGCAAAGTTAAAGGTTTTATCGTATTAAAGTGATACGACAAAGCCTAAAACACTTCGTTAAAACTTCAAGTCGGGGCGGTTACTGCTGCCTATAATCTTTAATCTTGGCGTATAGGGCCGGGGCGTACGCCTTTACTCGCCCCATTTGGGTATTGAAGTCGCCGAACTGACCGAAGGGCGTATTAGAATAAACCGGGCCGCCGCTTCGGTGGTCGCCGCTTTCGTAGCAAATATGGCGTATTACTCCGGCATCATCTATCCCGGCGTAATAGCCGCCCGTAAATTGGAAGTTGTCGGTTTCGTAAAGCCACGTTAGCCCGGCGTCGTATTCCCGTTCTTTTTCGTATTTCGCCCGGCGTTCGGCTTCGTCGCGTTCTGCCTTCCGTTGGGCTTCCTTTATCTCGTCTAAGTCAATAGAACCGGGCGCGGCTCTCATCACGCGGTAGAAGCCCAATAAATTACGCCCGTAAAGGCTTAGGGCTTCGTTATAGGTGGCGTCGTCCTGTTTCTTTAACTTCGTCCGAAGCAGTTCTTTGAACTCATCGGGAATTGTGGTAAGGTCTATTTCGTCCATAAGGCTACAAAGATAGGTATTTTTCTACTTCTTCCTTGAAGTCGTCGAAGCTGCGGACTATGATGTATTTGTTACCCGCGCCTTCGGCGGCCTTCTGCCATTCCTTCTGTGTGGCTCTCTGCGTCCCTTCCTCGGTCTTGAACTCGACGCAAAGGGAAGCGTAGCCGCCGGAAGGCTTCAAAAGGATAACGTCGGCCACTCCCGCCGTTACTCCTTCCGCCTTCATTATCCCGGCTTCCCGTTTATTGCGGAAGCCGCCGTTAGGTACTGCGAAAAGCAATAACCGAAGGCGCGGGTATTGAAGCCGGAACCAGGTAAAGCAATTCCGTTGTAGGTGGCTTTCTATGTGCCGGGGCTTCGCCTTCGTCGGCTCGGCGTTGGCTCTTGCTACCAATTCGTCGTAGGTAAGGCGGGGTTTCGTCGCCGTACTTTTTGGGGCGGCGGCTGACCTCTCCCGAAGGGAAGCCGCGCAGGACTTACTGCAACACTTTCCCCAACCCCGCGCTAAATTGCGGGTATCGGCTTGGAAGGGCCGGCCGCAATTCTCGCAAATTCTTGTAACGTATGCCATTGTTAGTCGGGGTTATTGAATATGTCGCCTTTCTCCGTTGTTAAGTAAACGGGGTGTAGCGGGTCGTTGAAGGTTAGCACACTGAGCCAAATATGCCCGGTTTCTGCTACGCGCTGTTTTTCATCTTCGGTAAGCTCAAAACAGCATATTACTTGCCCGTCAGGGCTTCTATATGCCGGAAGCGGTTCGTATAACGGTTGTTGGTTTTCCCAAAATACTACGTTTTGTTCGGGGAACTTAATAGGTTTCATTCTTCCGTTATTTTTAGTTCTTAACTATCGGGAAATAACGAGCCTTGCTGTCGTTCGGCTTCGGCTCTTGCCCGGTCTTTTTCTATCTGCTGAACCCGCTTTATTTCGCGGTCTATCTCGGCTTCTATCGCCTTCGACTTTCGTAGAACGTCCGGCAAACGGGTACGGAAGTATTCGCGTTGCGTCTGCCGAAGTTCTACTACTTTGTCGAAAAATTGTTTAGCGTTCATCGTCGAATAACGAGGGGCTTGGGTTGGGTGTGTAGGAAACGTCGTAAAGTTCGCCCTTAGCGGCCATAAGTTCGACGTTATAGACGACGTGGGTACATTGGAGTTTTCCCGTCTTGACGTCGAAGAAGTCCACAACAAAAGAACTTTCCGTAAGGTCTTCGCCTTTCCGTATGTGCCGGACGCGCCCTTTATACTGCATCCCTTCTTTCCACCCGTATAGGCGTTTTAAGGTCGCCGGGGCTATCCTTACCGGGGCGTCGGGAAGCTGCCTATAAGTAGCCCTAATCTCGTCGCCCGGTCGAAGCGTTACGATTCGGCGGGGGTAATGCTCTACTATGCTCATATTCCAATAGTAACGGTTACGCCGCCGACGGTTACTACTGCGCTATACTTGACGGCGCGGGTTAACGGCTTGTCTTTTACTTCGCGGATTTTCTCGGCGGTTACGGGTTTGCCGTTCCTCAATACCCCGAAGGAAGAAGAAGCAATAAGTTCGCCCGTCTTTCTCTCGTCGGCATCTGCTCCGGCTATTTGGCGAGCCAATGCCGGAAGGCATTGTTTTACCGCGCCGTTAATAGCGTCGTAAATAATGCCTTCCGTAATTTGTACGTTGAAAGTTAACATCATGGGTCTACGGGGTTAGTATGGTGCTTCGTCTTGTCCGGGACCAAACGCCGGGTAGCCGCCGGGGGCTGCTCCGTAGCCACTTCCGTAGCTGCCCGCGCCGTAGGCCTGGGAAGTCGCGCCGGGTTGTGGGTTCTGCTGCGCGTCCTGTCTGCTTCCGAGCAGTTCCAACTCGGAAACGGTGCAATTTATTCCGGCTTCTACGCCGTTCCGTCCTGTGTAGGTCTTTACGGTAAGGTTGCCACGGCAGTAAACCTGTGTTCCCTTCTTGAGGTAGTTGACTACCGCGCCGTCGCCGGGTTTTAGACAACTTACCCACGTCGTCCGGCTTACCGGGTTGCCCTGTGCGTCCTTGAAACGCTCGGAAGTCGCCACGTTGAAGGCGATGTAACGCTTCCCGTTGAAGTCTTTAATTTCCGCGTCGGATCCTATGTGTCCGACAAATTCTACTTTTAACATAGTTCGCTGTTTTTGTTGGGGGTTATGGTTGTTTGGTTCTCTTGGGTATGAAGCCGACGTAAAGGCTTGCTTCGTAGTCAACCATTCCACCTGGTACCGGGTGGATGTCGGCGCTGTGTCGTATATAACCGCAGTCCTGTACTTGCATAAGCACTTCTTCGGTTAGTCTTTTGTAGTTGCGCTTGATTGTTTCCGGCGTTGGCATCCTTCCTTCGGGTAGCGGATAGCCTATGGTACTGACTACCTTTGCGACTTGGTAGCCCGGTGGAAGTGTCGCCGGGGTTTCGGGGTTAAGGGCGTAGGCCCAACGGCGCAATAGCGCGGCAATTTTCTTTTTCATGTCGTTTGGGGTTTTAAGAAGTTGAAAATATGGGTTATCACGTCTACCGTCCAACCGTTGCCTAATATTCGGTAGGCCTGGGTATCGCTACACTTCCATTCGTACCATTCGGGAATGGTTTGTAGACGGCTGCACTCCGTCGGGGTTAGACGGCGTAGTATGGTTTCGGGTGTCAATACTGCCGGGGCATGTCCGGCGTGGGCTGAACACAAAGCCGGGCTTATGCCCTCGGCTGAATAGACGCGGTTTTGTTGGTATGGCTGTTTGTCGTCGCTCTCGGTGTCCGGGTTTAGTTGTATCACTTCGCGGATTGCCAATAAATTGTTATGCTCCCAATTACTCGTAGTCAACGATGGCACTTTTCCGCTCCTAACTCCACCGGGATTATAGCCGTGTGGAAGTTGAAGTATTAAGTTATCTTTCTGCACCGTGGTAATTGTATTTGTTTTTCCGTCGGTGCGCGGCTCTAACTCCGTCATGTTATGGCGGCTTTCCTGTATCTCCCCGGCTTCATATTGGCGGCGTATGGCTTTGCCGTATTCCGTGCGTCGGGGTGTCAGACAGGCGGCCTCAATGTAAATCAAATTGTCTTTTTCTACGCTTGTAAGGCAATTTGTCTTACCGTCCGGGCGGAGTTCCGGGGTTTGCTCATTCTTTCCTGTTTCCGGGTTGAAGCGTCCGCGTATCGCTACGCACTGGGCGGCTCGGTCGCCTTCAAGTATAATTATATCGTCGTGGCAACTTCCGCCAACGCGCAGGGTGTTACTTTTTTCGTCTTCCGCCCTTGGGTGGAAGACGAAGCCGGTACCGGCTTCGGCTTGCCGTTGATGATGTTCTATTAGCTTTTGTATGCGTTTAGACGTAAGGATAAAACGTGGGTCTACCTCGTCTTCCAATATGTCGCGTAGGTATATGCCCCGGTCTTTTGGCTGCGGTATGTCCGTAAATACCTTTGTGTCGAAAAGGTTTGCTTCTTCGCGTGTGCGTATGTTAGTCCAATAAAGCCGGACGCGGTTTTGTGCTGACACTAAGGCGGAATTTATTACTACCGGGAACAGCCCCAACTGCTCGGAAATTGTGTTTTCGCACTCCCGGCGCATCCTCACGTTTTCAAGTAAGAACTTAACACCGGGATTGTATTCCTGTATTTCCCGAAGAATACGGACGTATTCAAAGAATAAGACGCTTCGGGGGTCGTTGAAATTAAGCTGCTTTCCGGCAAAGCTGAACCCTTGACAGGGCGAACCGCCTATAAGGAGGTCTATGTGGGGAAGGTCGGCGGCGCGTACTCCTGTAACGCTTCCGAGCTGCACGGTGTCCGGGAAGTTGTGTTGTGTCTGCGCTATGGCGTGTTTGTCTATCTCGGAAGCAAAGTATTGTTTTACCTTGATTCCGGCTTGGCGTAGGGCTATTTGTCCGCAACTCATACCGTCGAATAGCGACAATACGGTTATTCCTTTTTCAAAGTCCATATAGCGGTTAGTATTAAAGTGATACGCTCGGCGGCGTGGTTAATTTTTTACTTAATAGCGTAGCCACTTTCTCGGCGGCTGCGCGGAACTCCCGGTTATACTTGTATTCGCTATCGTAACGGCGTAGGTAGTAGTGAATGGTCGATGCGTCGTGCTTCGTTTCCTCTGCTATTTCCTGTGTGGCTACTCCGCGTTTTTTGCAATGGTGGGCGTATATCATTCGGGCGTAGACGTGCCAACGCTCCCGGCTGTCTGCAGCTATGGTTTTGAATGGTACCGACATCACCGTAAGTATGGCGCGTTTTATATCCCGGTGTTGGGGCTGACGCTCATAGACTATTTCAAGCCCTAACGTCTTCGCTATCTCACGTTCTAAGGTCGCCCCGTTGCTGACTTCCCAATTAGGAAGCATATAAATCGCGTCGCAATCAAGTAATAACTTAATATCCGCCTTCATGTGAACTTGCCACGGTTGCGTAGCGTCTACCCCGTTGAATAGCGGGTTAACTACGTCGTAGCCCTGTGCGTTAAGAAGCCGGGCCGCCTCTAAGAAGTTGGCGACGTATTCCGGGCGCGTTAAGCCGCTGATTTGGCCTGAAATATATATTTTCTTTTTCTGCATTGTGAAATGATTGTTTATTTTGCTTTGTAGGCGGTTAATTCCTTGCTGCCCTTCAACTACACGCCAAAGGGTCGAAGCGCGGAATTTGGGGCGTTTCCGTGGCTCTCACGGTGTTATTTGGGTTTGGTCTGCTTCTCGCTTTTCATATAGTCGGCTATGAAGGTTATTATTCTTACGAGGCTTTCTAAGACTTCCACGAAAAGAAGGGCGGTAGCCTTCTTCTTCCCGTATTCGGTCGTTTCCTTGAACTTCTGCGCCATCCACCCGTGGAAGCCTATTGAGGGGTCTATGCCTTGACTTTCCGCCCAAACGTCCCACGGTACGGCGTTCCGCCGGGCTTCCTCGCGCTCCTGTTCCTGTCGTTCCTTCTCCATCTCGTAGGCTATTCGGTTTTCCTTCGCCTGTTGGTCTATGGCGTATTTGCGGAAGGCTTCTAACACTTTCCGGGGCGTTACCTTGCCGTAGATGTCGAACTCGCCACACTTCAAAAGGTGGAAGAAGCGAAGAATAGAAGCCATCGACAAAAGCCGGAAGCGTTCACTTTCACAAATGGCGTGGGCTATAAAGTCTACGTCGTATTCGTCTACGTCTTGGTCTTCCCCCATCCGTAGTATTGCTTCGGTAATGTGCAAGCCTATAAGTCCGGCTACGCCGTCTTCTCCGTAGGTTCTCACTATGACGGCGAAGGTAGGAACGCCGGAACGTACCGCCTTTTCCACGTTCTTGGCGCAGTACCTCTGTGCCGATACCCCGAACGTCTTGCAAAGCTGCGGAAGGTCGCCGTACTGCTGACGGACGGCTAAGGCGCGGGGGTCTGTTTTCGCCAATGCCCCGGAATTGTCCGGGCGGCGGTTTGAAGGTAACATTTCCATATCGCTGAATTTTAGAATTAGAAGGGTTCGGTATCTCCGGCGGTGGAAGGACTTGCGGCGGATCCGTCGCTCTTTATTGTGCGGGCCATGCGTTCGGCGGCCCCCTGCATTAGGTCTTGTCTTGCCTGTCGGCGGCTTTTGGGCGCGGCGGCGTCTTCCCTGGCCCTGCGGCGGTCGGCTTCAAACTTCCGGCGAAGATGATTTATTAAGTGCTGGGCGGCTTCCTTGTATTCGGTATGTTCCACGCCGCGCAGCTGCCACTCGGCTATTATTTCGTTGGCGTATTGCTTTAAGGTTTCTACGTCCGTGCTGTTCTGCATACAAAGGACGTCTAAACTATATTGGTTTTCGGGTGCAAAGAACTTATCCAAAAAACTAACCTCGCGCGCGTTATCTACAACAACATAATTATTTATTGATAACTGATTACTGATTAAGGTTAGTTCTTTGGCGTCAGTTAGTTCTTTTTCTCCGTCTTGGTTAGTTCTCGGTTTGTTTTGGGTTAGTTCTTGGTTAGTTTTAACAAACCCTTTTCGGCGAATTTTTGGCAAATTTGGCGTATTTTCTTCTTCGCCTTCCGGCAAAATTTCCACGGCTTCGACGCCCGAAACGTCCGAAATAACTAATTTTTCGGGGTTGGTTAGTTCTTGGTTAGTTTCGGTTAGTTCTTGGTTAGTTCTTTTTCCGCGCCTTCCGTTGGGGTTGTTCCGGGTGCCTTTGGGTGCGCCGCCCTTGCTGCCGTTCCTAACAGCGCGTTCGTACCTCGCTACGTTAAAATCTATCTGCGACTTTAACGCTATGAATAAGGCGCGGGCCGTCGGGCTTGCCTCGTCGCCCGGCTCTATTCCGTCGAAGGCGTAGGCGTAAAGAACCCGCGAAACTTCCTTATAAAGTTCCGCCGGAAGCTCGGCTATCGCGTCTATGTAAGAACGAAAAATTACTATGCTGTCTTGGCTCATAGCGGTTGGTTTAATGGGGGGCGCGTTACTGGGTAAGGCGACGCTCCCCCCGGTTGTTATTAGGGTTTTCCTTCTATCTTCTCCACTTCCTTGTAGGCGGCGCAGAAGGCGTAGGGTATAATCGCGTTAAGGTTGAAGGGCGACGCGGACGTAAGCGAAACTTCAAAGGCTGTAATTTCGCGTCCTTCCTTCTCGGCTTCCTTCTTGAGCTGCGTGTTAAGCCACGCGGTTATTACCGCCTTCGCGGTGTCGATGTCGCGGGTCTTAACAATGAAGTCGTAGGACGACGGGCGCGGCTCGTCTTCGTCGTCTTCGCGCTTGGCTACGATGTCCGCTTCAATACGGTAATACTTGGTATCGTCGCGAGCTTCCTCTCCGTCCGGGGTTTCTTCCCCGGCTTCGTTGCCCCCTTCCACTTCCTCGACGGCGCGGCGGAAGCGGTCGTTTAGAATTATGCAGCCGGGCATCGCCTTGACGCTATCCACCACGAAGCGGGAAGTAAAGTTTAGTTCTATGAAGTCCGTTACGACTTCAATAGCGAGGGTCGCGCTCTGTGCCTGTAAAATGAAACTTTTACGTTTGTTCCCTATGACGGCCGTAGCCTTGAAGGGCAGAAGGCTGTAACGCTTATCGGGTCGGGCTATTCGGCGTTGGTTGCTTACTTCGACGTCGGTAATATCGCCGCATTGAATGTGGAAGGATATGCTTTGGGCGGTTTCTTCGTCTATGTATTTGCCAACCTCAAAAAGCAAGTCTTTCCGTTCAATGCTTATAACTTCCCCGGTGTCGCTGTCTAACATTTCTTCATACCACGTCTTTAAGACGTTCGACGCAAAGAACTTGCCAACCATGCGGCGGGTGTCGTCCGTGCGGTAGCGTATTTCGTCCTTCCGGGTTTCGATTCTTTCCTGTGCTTCCATCTTAGTCCTGTGCTACGTTGAAGTCTTTGGCCGGTTTGAAGCTGACGACGGCGCGGGCGGGAACGTGGACGGCTTCGCCCGTGCTGATGTTCCGGGCTATCTTGGCTTTTCGGTTCTTGTGTCCGAAGGTGCCGAAGCCGCGCAGGGTTACTTCGCCGCCGCAATAAACGACGTCCTTAATTACGCCGAGGGTGGCTGTTATCACTTCTTCCGTTACGGTGGCGTTAATGCCGTGGGCCGGTGTCCCGGCGCAAGCTGCGGCGACTTTCGCCGCTAATTCTTTCTTTGTCATGTCGGCTGTGGGTTTAGAATTTTTCTACTAAGATTTGGGCGTATAGGTCGCGGAACGTGTCGCCCGCGTAGGCGGCGGTACGGCGTTCGTGGAAGCAAAGCCGGGAGCCGATGTCCGCATACGTATACGAAGCCGCGTCGCTCGTAAACGCGAGCGCAAGCCCGGCAGTCGCGCCGCCTGGTTTCCCTTCGGCGTCCTTCCCTGCGCCCGGCTTGATGTAGAACCAGGGGAAATACTTGTATTCGTCGGTATTGTTCCAATCGGGTCGCCATCCTTCATTAAGGGCTTCCGTGATGGTTTCCAACTTGCGGCGGGCTATCTCGTCGGGGCGGAAGCCGCAAGCCTTCATAGCCTTCTCGTCCATTTTGCCTACGCCTAAGACGGCGCAAGCGTCGGCGTAGGACTTCACGCGCTCGCAGATGTCGGTGTACTCCTGTTCTTCGGTATAGAAGTCGAATACGTTAGCGTCTTCGTCTTCGTTGATGATTTCCTTAACGGCGTCGCTTGCTTCTTCCACGCTGTCGAAGCGGGCTACGAAGTCGGCAGAACCGCCGTAGTTTCGGAATAATGCTATTTTCTTCATGTCGGTAAATTGTTTAGGGGTTGTTAAAATATTTCGGGTTTGTCTTCGTCGGGTCGGTTGGCGTCGTTGTATAGGATCCGCCGTTGGCGGGCTATTGCTAACCGAACTTGTTTTATAGCGTCCTCACGTCCTATTAGGCTTTGTTCGTAGTCCAATAACTCCGCTTCCGAAGTCGCTAAGAAGTAGCCGCCGGACGTGGCTATAAGCCCCGGTAGTAAGTCGGTCATTCGGATATGGTTTATAATTTTCCTTATCCGGGGTTCTGAGGTCGTGTGTCCGGCTATGTTTAGCCGCTGCACGATGGTACGGTTTGTTACTGCGTTCGCTTTTCCTATCTTGGTTCTTAGCCCTTGAAGGACGAGGGGAAGTATTACGCTTTCCTCGTACTCCGTAAGCGGCGCGGTTTCGGAATTAAAGCCTTTTATCATGGTTAGAAGGGCGTTTTATTAAAGTTGATAGTAAGTCCGGGGGCGGCAATGTGTACCCGCTTCCCGGTCGCCCTGTAAACCTTATCCTTGAAGCCTACGGGGTCGCCGTTGCCGCTTGACAGGTGTATTAGGACGATGTTATTTACCGCCTTCAAGTCGTTGGCTTTAAGTGCGCCTATACAGGTGTCTATACTTAGGTGGCTTTCTCTCACTCGCTCCCGAAGGGCGGGAATTAGTCGGCCTTCCTCTACGTTTCGGTCTAATATTTCCGGGTCGTAGTTGCATTCTATAAGGACGTTGTTTAAGCCTTTGAAGGTGTTGGGAAGGTAGTAGGTATCGGTAGCGAACAATATGCCGCCCGTTTCCGGGTGCCAAATGTAGAAGCCTACGGGTTCGGCGCAGTCGTGCTTGGTGGCGAACGGTATAACCTTGAAGCGTCCGAGGGTCTGAACCTTGTAGCCTTTGCCGTTGTGTTCCAATACTCGCGGCTTCCACTCGCTCGTTATCTTTGCGGCGTCTATCGTTCCACGGGTGGCGTAGACGGGAATAACGGCGTTCAATACCTCGTTAATTCGCCCGGCGTGGTCGCCGTGTTCGTGGGATATAAGACAGCCTACCACTTTGGAAATATTGCCTTCCAACGCGGCTACTACCTTCTTGAAGTTTACCCCGGCTTCAATGAGCAGGGCTTCGCCCACGTTTTGCAAAACGTAGGCGTTGCCGCTGCTGCTTGAGCCTAAAACACTAAGAACCATTAGAAATTGGGTTTTCTTGGTGCGTTGTATGCCGGGGCCGTCTGCGGGGCGGCCTGGGGCTGAACTTCTGCGGGTT